TTTGCTTGAATCAGCCTAGCGGTTTCCTGGACTGAAAGCCCCTCACTGATCGCTTGCTCTATGGCGTCATTAACACCGATCGCGAGTAAACCCGTGTTTGCTCGTATGCGATCAGAATAATTCCGACCATCTGGCAGCCAGGGGTTGGATACAACCCCCATGACCTGGGAATGACTTAATACAGGCGTGTGTATAGCCACCTTTGCCGACTGCTCGGTTCTAAAGGCGGCGTAGTAGTATGCCTCGGTGTACTGATAAGCGATATTCTTACGTAGCCTACCAGCCTCGCCATGTAACTCTTTTCTAATGTACGCCGTATGCTCTTGTAATATACCTAGTCTTTCGGCTTCCCACAAATATTTATCGGGCA